ATGATTCTTATATGATTATTATAAAGATTATTATAAAATAAAAAAATAAATATTTATAAAAAATAAAAATAAATATTTATAAAAAATAAAAATAAATATTTATAAAAGTTTTTATTTTTATTATAATGATTCTTATAATGATTCTTATAATGATTCTTATAATGATTCTTATATGATTCTTATATGATTCTTATATGATTCTTATAATGATTCTTATATGATTATTATAAAGATTATTATAAAATAAAAAAATAAATATTTATAAAAAATAAAAATAAATATTTATAAAAGTTTTTATTTTTATTATAATGATTCTTATATGATTCTTAATATGATTCTTATAAAGATTATTTATATTTAAATGCTTTAGAGAGAATAGAACTTAAATTATTTATTTCTTCTTTTTCTAATTTAGGATAAGTTATATTAAAATCTAAATATAAATCACCTTTTTTATCACTATTCATAATTGGTAAACCTCTATTTTTTATTATATGTTTTTTATCTTTATTAATTATACCAAATTGATTAATATTTATTTTTATAGTATCATCAAAATAAGGAATAACTAAATCTTTTCCTAATATTGATTCTGTTAATGTAATATTAACTTTATAATAAAGATCATTTCCTTTTCTAATAAATATATCATGATCTTTTACTTTTAATTCTAATATTAAATGTCCTGGAATTTGAGAACTCTTTTTAGGTTGTTCTCCAAGATTATTAAATACTGTTTTCATTCCATCTTCAAATCCTTTTGGAATATTTAAATTACATACATTTTCTGTTTCATATGTACCATTACCTTTACATTCATTACATGATTTATTACCTTTAATTAAAACACCAGAACCATTACAATTATTGCAAGGTTGTTGAATAATTTGTGTAAATGGTCCCATTTGAAGTAATTGTTGTATTAAACCATTACCATTACATTTATCACATGTTTTATTACATTTTTTACAAAAATTAGAAATTTTAAAAGTTATATTTTTATTAATACCAAAATAAACTTCTTCTAATGTTGCATTATATATCTTTGTTATATTATTACATTGATTATTTTGATGATTATTATTACCTCTATTTTTAAAACCAAAAAATGCTTCTGCAAATGGATCATGATGATGTCTATTTCCAAATAAATTCTCAAACATCTCTTTTAAATCTTCATGTGTTGAACTTTCAGAATTACCTTCATTAAAATTTTCATCACCTAAATGATCATATCTTCTTTTTTTATCATCATCTGATAAAATAGAATATGCATTTGATATTTCTCTAAATTTTGCATCTGCATCTGGATTATTAGGATTTTTATCTGGATGAAATTGAATAGCCATTTTTTTATAAGCTCTTTTTATTTCATCTTGTGATGCATTTTTGTCAATTCCTAATATTTCATATAATTTATAAGACATTAAATATATATATTTATTGTATTTTCTTTAAATATAATATTTATTTTAATTATTATAATTATTTATGCAGGAAAGAATAATTTACTTGTATATCCTCTTGCTGCACCTCCTATATTATAAAAATCTTTATAATAATCACTTAAAAATTCATCACCATCAATACCTAATGATGAATAACTTCCTGAATTTTGTTCAATCGCAACTGTATATTGTTTATCACAATAACATTTTTTCATAAAAGTATCATCAATATTTTGTTCTTTATAATTAAAATAAGGAATACTAAATGTAGATGGTATTACACCTGGATCAGATGAAGATTTATTACAAACACCTTCACAACTAATTTTAACATTATGATTTCTTGAATTATCATAACTAATTGAAAATAATTTTTCATTTTTAGTATTTTTATCATTATAGAAATTTGCAGTATATGTTGCATCATCATTTCTAATTATAGCTTTACATCTACTAGTATTTATAACATTTCTATTAATACTATCCCAATAAAAAATAAATCCAATTATAAATAAAATTAAAATAAAACTTAAATTAAGAATAATTTCAAATATTGTTTGTTGTTTATTAAAAATATCATAAAATTTATTTATTAATATTCCAAAATTAAACATTTTTCTCTATTATTAATAACTCAATTTTATATAATCTCCTATTTTCTTCGAATATGCATTTATTATTTCCTTATTATTCTTTAAATATATATTATTTTTTTCAATTACATCTAAATCTGGTGTTATCGGTTTTATTTTATTTGCTATTGATGCTTTTACACTTAAATTTATCTGTTCTATTGCTTTTAATTTATCTTCATCTTTATTCTCCTTCTTATTTTCCCTTTCCTCATTTATCATTTGTTTTATTAAATCAGCTTTTTTTCCTTTATATTTATCCATATATTCAATTACTTTATCTCCTAAACCAGGAGCAATAAAATTAAATATATATCTTATATTCTCATTTGAAAATATATATACACTAATATATACTTTATAAAATGCACCTATTAATGTTGATATCCCAAATGCACTTAATATACCTTCTATTAATTTAAAAACACCATATTTTATTAATTCATTAAATGGTGATATACTTAATAAAGGTTGAACTAATGGATGTATAAAAAATAACCATCCTTGATCTAATATCCAAATAAATAATAAATATAATAAATAAAATAATAAATAAAATACTAATATATATATTAATGGTGGTGTTGTAACTGATACTAATATTGAAAAAAATGTTCTAAATGTTGATGATACTGGATCATAAAATATTAATGATTCACTACCAAATATTGGCATTTGAAAACCATATATAAATAAATCTAAATATAAATATTTAAATGCATGTATTAATACTATTATAACTGATATTAATACTATATAATCAATTATTGTTGATACATCCATTATTATTTATTAGATTTTTTATTAAATTTCATTATTTATATATAAATTAAATGATTTTGCATAACATTCAGCATAATTATTATAATTACTTTGTGATTGTGCAAAACTCTCTGAACTTGTTAAATCACTAGTTATTAATTTACTTTTATTTGCAATACATATTGCTATTTCCTCATTTATTAATTTCTTTATTCTTATTTTATCTTCATCCTCCTCCATTTCTTTTTGTACTTTTTTTGCTTCTTCCTCATTCTCTTTTTCTTCTTCATCTTTTTCTTCTTCTTCTTTTTCATCATCTATTTTAAATGGTTTTGGAAATAATTTATCAATCTCATAATCATAATTAACATTTATAAATAAATATTTAAAAAATAATTTTATTATATTATTTACTTCTTTATTTAAATAATTATACATATCTTTAAAATTATCCTCATAATTTTTTTTATTTCCTGTTATGAAAAATTTTATTATTCTTCCACTCATTCTTCTCATTAATGGTAATATTCCCTTATCTGTTAATGTCTTAAATGGTGGTACAAATTCTAATATTAAAAATTTTAAAGGTATTGGTATAAAACTAACAAATACTAATGATGGAACAAAATAAATTATTAATAACCATGTCCAAAATATATATGATAATATTACTGTAATCCACCATAAATATACATATATAGGATATATAAGAAATGTAAATATATCAATAATAGTTTTAATTATTTTATCTAATGTATCATTTTTTTCTTTCTCTTTTTCAAATGAAGATGTATAATTAGAAACAAATATATAATAACAAAAAATACAAAATAACATAAATAACCAAATAAAAAAAATAATTATATTAATTATAATTAAAATATCAACAATATAATTTAAATTCATTTTATTTTTTTATTAATAATTATATTATATTTATTATTAAATATTTCAATTAATTTCTCTGGTATATTACTTAAATCTATTAATGTCTTATTTAATTCATATTTACTTCTTAATCCATTTTTATTTATATATTCATTTCTTTCCTTTTCTGTTATTGATGCCAATTTAATTGCATTTTCTTTATTTAATCCTACTTGAATCTTTTGAATATTATCACTTTTATCACCATATATAATCTTAAATTCTAATTCTATCTTTGGATTATTCTTTATTCTTAAACTTAAATCTTTTAATTGCATATTATTTATAACTATTCTATCATCATACATTTGAAGATAATCACTATCATTTGTTATTATTACTATTTTTTCTATATCATTATCTTCTTTTAATTTCTTTTGAATTATATATGTAATATCATCAGCTTCTAATTTATCACTATAACAGAAATTATAATTATTATTAATTATATAATTTTGAAATAATGTAAAAATTATACTATTAAAATTTGTCTTTTTTGTTCTTGTTATTTTATAATTTGGATATATATCATTTCTCCAAATATCACATCTAGCACAATCTATACAAAATATTATATTATTTTTTATTGTTTTAAATTTTTTTGTTAATTTTATTATATCATTCTCAAAATGACGAAAAAACGCAATTATAAATGAATTATTATCATCTATATTTTCATAATCAAATTCTTTCTCATCTAATTGTCTTTTATACCAATTATAAGTTGCATAATAACGATTAAATATATAATAACTTTGATCTATTAATATTACTGGTTTATTTGAATTTACAATTATATTTATTTGTGTCATAATAAATTTAATATTTATTTAATTATAAATCATTTTTTATTTATAAAAAAATTGATTTAATTATTATTATTATTATTATTATTATTATTATTAATGAATGAAAAACAATTAGAAGCTTTTAATATTGTTAAATCTGGTTTAAATTTATTTTTAACTGGTGCTGCAGGAACTGGTAAATCTTTTACTATTAAATCTATTATTAATTATCTTGAAAGTAATAATATTAAATATGGATTAACAGCAATGACTGGATGTGCTGCTGTTTTAATTGGTGGTCAAACAATTCATTCATTTCTTTATATGGGTATTTCAAGAAATTTAGATGAAATATATAAAAATATTGAGAAATATAAAGGAATTTTATATAAACTTAAAAAAATTCAAACTATAATTATTGATGAAATTTCAATGATGGATGCTGATTTATTTGAATTAATTAATAATCTTTTAATGAAAATTAAAGGAAATTCTAAATTATTTGGAGGAATTCAAATGATATTAGTTGGTGATTTTTATCAATTACCTCCTATTAATGGTGATTTCTGTTTTACCTCTCCCATTTGGAATTTATTAAATTTAAAAAAAATAATTTTAATTGATTTAATTAGACAAAAAGATGATAATAAACTTCAAGAAATTTTAAGTGAAATTAGAAATGGTAATATTAAACAAGAAACTTTTGATTTATTAGATGGACTCAAAGAAACTCAATTTAAAAATAAAGATATTAAACCAACTAAATTATATCCAATTAATATTAATGTTGATAAAATTAATAATTATGAATTTAAAAAACTTCTTAAATTAAATAATAACTCTTATTTTCATTATAAAGCCTCTAAAATTAATCATTTTTCTAAAATTAATGATGATAAATTAAAAGAATATGATGTTACTCTCACTTTAAATGCACAAGTTATGGTTATTAGAAATATTTCTATTGAAAATAAATTATATAATGGTTCTAGAGGTGTTGTTATCGAATTAAATGAATCATCTGTTATTATTAAAGATATAAATGATAATCTACATACTATTAATTATTATTTTGATAATATTAATGATAAAGATAAATGTATTAAATTTATACCTCTTAAATTAGCTTATGCAATTTCTATTCATAAATCTCAAGGTGCATCTATTGATTATCTTGAATTAGATTTAGGTGATGATATATTTATTTCAGGTCAATTATATACAGCTTTATCAAGAGCAACAAATATTAATAATATTAAAATTGTTAATTTATCTAAACTTTCATTTATTCAAAATGAAAAAGTTAAAAACTTTTATTCTTTTTAAATTATTAGAAATATTAATATTATTTAATGTCATTACCTAATAATCTAAATTATATTTTATTGAAAGAAAAAGAAAAAGATTATATTCGAGATTTATTTACAATATTAACAAATAAACTTAAATTAGATGAATTTTTTAATTTTAATTTGTTACTTACTAAAATAATGAATTTATTTATAATTCCATATTTAAATACAGATATAGATAATACTAATAATAATGATATATGTAATAAAGTTTTAAAAATATTATCACTAACATCTAGTGATATATATAAAAAAATTACATGTAATGATATAATTAAAATATTAATTTATTG